TGTTGATTGGTTACAATATTTTAATTGGGATTCACTACCAGACGAGTTGACATATTACATTGGTGTGGACCTAGCCATAAGCGAGAAAGAACATGCAGATGAAACTTGTATTGCACTGGTTGGATACCAAGCAAACAAGCGCAAAGTCCACATAATAGAAATACTGCATGGTAAATGGGATTTCCCGACAGCATACGATAAGATCTGCACAGCTTATGAAGAGTGGGCGGGCGCAGGGATGCGGGCGGTTGAAGTACTTATTGAGAATAACGTGTATCAGGCAGCTATGGCCCAACATATAGCCGACAGTACTTGGATTCCTGCCGTTGGTGTACTCACTGTCAAAGACAAAATCACAAAGATGCTAGCAATTGCGCCACATTTTGAGAATGGTAGTGTACTTCTACGCAAAACTGAAATGCTAGGAATACCTGAATTCAGGCAGCAGTGGGCGCAGTTCCCCTTCGCTGAACATGACGACATGCTTGATGCTGTGGCAATCGCAGATTCAGATTCACCTCTGGAAGTACCACGACACGATGATGATTATGATTATGTGTTTTGTGAGTGCGGAGAAGAATACGGTATGATCTCTGGTAAGATGCCGATAAAGAACGGGATTTGTGATAAGTGTGGTAAGAAGATACAGGTTATGCCAGTCGGTTTGCAGGCGGTGACCGCATGAACATAGATAACGAATTAGCCGAAATTGCCAATGCCCTGGCCACGACACACACAAAATATGACCCTTGTACTATTACGATTACTGAAGAAGAGCAATTGTTTTTACAGAATTGGTGGAAGCAATGAACCTACGAGAAAAGATACTCCAAAAGGCAAGCGGTGCAATGGGTATCAATATGTACCGTTTCGATTCCATGCAGACAGCAGGAGGTGCCTGGTGGGACAGTGGAGACGAGGATGGTATCAAACGTAAAGGTGTGTATACTGACGCATTCTGGTTAGCGCCGCCTTATGGCAGACCACGAGACATTGACTATGACCGCTTAGAAGCTATCGAGAAATCAGTATGGGTCCGTATGTGTGTCCAGCATATTGTTGACCGTATAGCAGGAGCAGATTGGAATATCGTTCCAATGGAAAAGGGCAACAAGGTCCCACAAGATCACATCGATAAACCGAAAGAGTTTTTCAATTCTAGGCTATGGGATAAACCACTGTCACATGTTATTAGGATGCTTTTACCTGATGCCATCCAGTATGATGCGGGGGTAATATTGAAATCATACCCGGTAATTGCATACGAAAAAGAGAATTGGAGATTGAAAAGCACACAACTTCCTCCATTACAATTATACGCCAGGGATGGCCGCAGTTTCATGATGGATACGAACCTGTTCGGCCAGGTTAAGACATACTGGCAGTATTCCTGGATTAATCCACAGGGTAAACCGATAGAGTTCAGTCCGGATGAGATAATCTATTTCCAGAAGTCGCCTATGTCACGAGGACCATACGGTATAGCCGCCCTGGAAATCATTGAAGAAATCATAGATTACATGATTGATTCTACGCTTGCACAGTCTAAGTATTGGAAGAACGGATTATTTGTAGGCGGACAGATTGACCTTCCAGACGTGAGGGATCTGGACGAGTTGAAACGACAGCAAGCATACTTCGAGGCTAAACTTCGGGGTCCACGTAAATACAACAAGTGGATAGTTACCGGCGGTGGTGCAAAGGTCCAGTCCATGCCGTTCACATCTCAGCAGATGCAATTTATTGATTCACAGAAATGGTTTGCCAAGATGGTGTTTGCGGTATTTGAATTAACACCGTCTGAATTGGGATTCACAGAGGATTTGAATAAAGCGACTGGTATCCAACAGATGGAAATACATAAGTCTGCCGGAATCCGACCGTGGCTTAAGCTCATAGAAGACATGTTTAACCGACATGTTGTATGGTCTGATTTTACCGATGATGTGAGGTTCGAATTTGTCAATACACTTGACTTAGCAGATAAGAATGTTCAGACAGATATTGATATTGCAAGACTGGGCGCAGGCTTGGATTCTGTCAATGAGTTGCGGTTAAGGGATGGCTTAGACGCCTGGGATGATGATAAGTATGACCTGCCAACTGGTGACGCAGAGTCACCGGAAGAAGACTTGGACCAAGACGAAGACGACGACATGGGATGGGAAAGCATGTTTGATGATGTGGATTCAACTGAAAAGTCTGCTAGCTTGTTTAATAAAGGCGGTCCTGGTTCTGGGATAAAAGGACACAGGACAGCAAAAAAGAAAGTTGAGCGTAAACCAGCAGCAAAGAAACCAGATGCTGGATATCAGTATGCGATAAAACAAGTACAAGCGTTTGAAAGACAAATTGCTAATGAACGGGTAGAACATTTTTGTGCTGTTGATGATGTTGGTAAGATACTCATCAAAAAAACAGACAATAGTGTAAATTCTGTTGGTTTTGATCAAGAAGAAGTAAATCGTCTTTCTTGGGCCAATAATGCCATTATAACTCATAATCATCCATCAAGCAACTCGTTCTCAATGTTAGATATAAAATTTGCATGTCAATCTGAAGTTAATGAGGTTAGAGTAATTACACCACAATTTGAAAATTATATAATGAAGTTGAAAGATGGTTCTGCTTTTGATATGAAATTATGGGCTGACAAGATAGAACCTGTATACAATAAACACAACATGGCCGTACGTAATGAATTTGGATCTGCGATTATTTATGAAGTTATGACGATACAAGAAGCAGAATCCAAACATTTTAATGAAGTGTGGGGTCGTGTTGCCCAAGATGTACCAGAAATAATTTACAAAGGAGATTAACATGATCGGAATAGATGATACCGAATTCGAAATTAAAGTATACAGTCCAACATGTACCCCTTGTAATAATCTAATTTCCCTCGAAAAGCGTACATGTAAGGCATTCACAAAAGGGATTCCGCTTGAAATATGGCAGGGTAAGAACGACCACACAAAACCATACAAAGATGACAATGGCATCCAATTTGAAAAAAGGGACACAACCAAAGCCGCTAGAGTGGGCGCACTCTCCGGCACACCTGGTTATGTACCAATCCCTCTCGCATACGACGGTCCAAAGAAACCAATCAAAACCAAAAAACTCGAAGATAAAACCATGAAAGAAGTCATGGAATGGCTTGCTGAACTCCAAGAGCAGGCAAAGAAGGAGGTAGATCGATTATATGACTCTACTTGATATAATTCGGGCACTCCTAAACAAGATCACAGGCACACAGTTAAGTCTATTGTTAGAATCTGCAGCAATAAAAGCGTATTCACTTGGCCTAACTACAGGCGCAGCAGATACAAAAATGGATACTCCACCGGAACCAGATATAGACGCACTGGCTTCAATCGGACTTCGCACACATGCACTATCAGAAAGCACAATGGCACGGGCAAAGGCAGACCTAGCATTCAACGCTGATAAACTTTATCAGGAAATGGACGCAGCAATCAAGGCAGGTATGTCTGAACGTGATGCGCTGTCACAAATTGAAACTAGGGTCAAAGGACTATTCGACGATTCATTCCAGGAATGGGAACTGGAGCGATTGGTCCGGGACCAAGTTTTAGTCGCAACTAAGGAGGGGCGCCGGGACGGCTGGCAGGAAGGCGGAGCAAAATACAGACAATGGAAAGCACATTTTGATAAGAAGACTGCAGATGATAGCAAGCGGATGAATGGTCAGATTGCACCAATAGATGAACCATATACTGATCCGAAGACTGGCGATAAGTACATGATCCCGCACATTCGACCTAATGATCGGTGCTGGGAAATCCCCCTGTTCGAATTACCAGAATATACAAAGAAAGACGGTTTGAAGTATGCTACCTGAGGTGATTAAGAATGCCTTTTGCGGATTATAAAAATTTCAAAGACTGTGTCGCAAAGAACCAAGATAAAGATGACCCTGCAGCATACTGTGCTGAAATAAAAAGGAAAGTGGAAAAGATGGTAGATAACGACTGGCATTACGACATGACCTTCGAGAAAGTCGGAGATAAAGGCGGGCACCTATACTTGGCGGGTTATGCTTCTAATGGCAATGAGGA